GCCTTGACAATGGCTGAGAACTATGGTATAATGGGGGTATGAAACTGGGAAAATAACTATGAAATAATAAGCGAAAGGCCTTGACAGCCGCCAAAATCTGTGATATAATTTAAGATTGCTCTGCCAAAAAATCTGGTCAGTCGGTCAATAGCAGACTTTAATCCCCAAACTATCTAGCGTTCAGGCATTTATTTAAGGCTTTCTTTTATTTGGGAAAATATGGGTAAATATGGGATATTATGGAGAATTAGTTCCGCAAAAGGTTATAAACCCCTTCTACTACTCCTATAATACCTATGGTCAGTACTATTCCTACCACTACAGCGATTAAACACCATAGAATTAACTTGATATCTTTATCTGTCATTTCTAGTCTTTCTCTTACGTTCTAGTTCAGAGAAGTCTCCACTCTTATAGTGTACTCTCTTCTTCCAGTATAGATGATGTGAACGTATTCTCTCAGGCACTATATTCCATAATACGGATACCTTCTTACTTGTTCCATCACAGTATAGTATATACCATCTCCGATTAACATATGAAAGTCCTACTGGTGAGGGTTCATGTTCTTTCCAATAGTCTATGTATGATTGTAACATTCATATATCTTTCTATAGTTCATCCACGAGGTTCATTAGTGCTTGTCTTAGGTCGTCTTTTTCGTATTCACCTAGACTTTCCAAAAAGCGGTCACTGCGAGGTTCTTCATCGTGTATACTGTCGTATATACGGTTATATAACTCTCCTACTAATACATCTGTAGGAAACTCCTCTATATGTACTGTCTTTGTGACTGTTACCTTATACCTATCGCTCATTGTTTTCTCCTCGTCAAGTTGTCGCATCTTCCATAACATCCAATCATAGTATCGTTGCGGTTCGGGTGCAGATTGTTTACCTGTCCATGTAACCTTATACTCCTTTGGTTGAGGGTCATCTCCTAATGCTCTTCTCCATCCTGTATCTTTATCCACTGACATACGGTTCTCCATTGGCTTGTTTACCATACCATGTTTTTTGATGATGTAATCGTCCTAGTAGGTCTAATACATTATCTGTTGGGGGTAGATTGCGTAATGCAATCTCTATTAAGTCTATATCCTTTACGGATAGATGAAAGTTGTTATTTGGTTTTACCATGAGCGATTATCTCTCTTATCGGTACGAGTTTGATATTCTTATTATCTAGTAGTTTCTTGATATCCCTTGTTCCTAGAACATCTTCATACGTTACTCCTGTCTTGATATTTTTAAATCTATAGACAATCATCGTACTGGTTTACCCACAAGCCATGTGACTGCACTGTATCGTATTCCCTTCTTTACTGGTTTGACACGATGCATAACCCATGATGGAAAGAGTACGATTGTACCCTGTTTTGGTCTAAGTACATTATCCTTGGTATGACTCTTGTGAAATTCAAACTCACCGCCCTCAAAGTCATCGTTTAACCATAGTACAAAACTAATCTTTCTTGTCTTACCATGTAGAAGTTCATTATCAGGCGCATGTATAGGTTCTATTCCTAATCCATCTACATGCCAGTTATAGTGTCCCCCTGTAGGATACTGTCCTATCTGAAAACTCTCCATTGCACTGGTTTGTAGATTCCATCCACCTTGTCGATTTGCAGATGCACCGTAATGTCCTGCCATATCAAACAACTCTTGGTCTTCACTCCAATGTATGTTTGTTTTGCGTGTCTTATTATCCGTTCTATTCTCATCACCAAGAACAGCGGTTTCAAACGTATCGCCCGCACTGTCGATAATCTCTTGACACCGTTCTGGTGTGATTGCATTATCCCATTTCCAATATAAACTACTCATCGTATTACTTCAACCTTTCCTTCTGTCTCTATGACAACACGAGCGCCGCAAGAAAGGATAGGCTTATCATTCCCCCCATACCTAACAACACTGTCTCCAAGTATTCGCACCTCGTGACAATAGGTATTACTACGACCTTCTTTGATTGTGATAACTGGTTCGTCTGTTCCATGTTTCTTATTCGCCCTTATCTTATGTTGATTGACATGTATATACTTCTTACCCAAAATACTCCAACCCCCCATCTTGTCCAGACCATCCAGATTCTAGACGTTCAATCTCATCCTTTAATCGTAGTTTTTCTACCTTCATACTCTTTAGAAACTGGTCTGGTGCATTCTCTGCTTCTGCAGCTTCTACTCTTGCATGTAACTCTTTGTGTTTTGTTTTAAGAACATCTATTCTGTTTAATATATTCATTTAAAAGAATCCCTCTAAGGTTGCAGTACCGTGTTTATCAGCAATCCGATTCACGTTACTTTTGTTATGGTCTACACTATCCCCTTTGTGTTCATATGGCATAGTGTCCGATAGTGTATATGAAGTCTCGCCTGGGCGCTTCATCTTCCACTGCAAATCTTTATCCTTTGGATAGTCTATAGTCCAATCCATAGTAGATTGTTTTAAGAACTTCCTTGCTTTCTTATTGAGTGGGTAGATATATCGGAATTGTTTACCCCAAACACGAGAAAACCCAAGTTCACCCATCTTCTCATCAGATGGTCTTGGGCCGTATTTGGTGTCGTGTCTATT